GCTCATACGACACTCAGGAAGAGGATTCATGAGCGACAGCAAGCTCTACACGACCGGTACGCCGCAGGAGCTCTACACCAAAGGCAAGCCGGACAGGCGCGTCATCTACAGCATCACCATGCCGAACAGCTACTCGCCGGGCTCGGTCATCAAGAACCCGGACGATACCTTCACCGCGCGGCGGGGAGTCGTCGACGACAAGGACGGCTTCGCCACTGAGGCCGAGGCCGTCAGGTGGATGCTGACGAGTGAGCAGGAGGAGTCGCTGGCGTGGGCCGGAACCCTCGCGGAGCTGGTCTACCAACTGGACGCGGAGTAGCACAAAGCCCGGCGAGACGAAGTAAGTGAGGGGTGCGATTCCCCCGCCGGGCACGACCGTCTTCTCAAGGGGGGCGGCAGATGGAAAGGAACAGGCATGACGCCTGAGGAGAGGGCCGAAATCCTCGACGAGCTCGCGGGCAAGGTCAACGAGGCTGAAGTCGCAGAGATGTACGAGGGCGACTTCATCGACGCGATCTGCGAGCTGTTCCCGGCGTTCGAGGGGATGGACGAGGAGGAGCAGGAGAACTTCCTCGCGGAGCTCGGCGTGGTGGATGTGCCCGCCAAGCTGTCCTTCGTGATGTACGGGTCCGGCCGCACCGCCAAGATCAAGCCCGTCCTCACGCTCGGCAGGGCCATCACGGGCGCCGAGTTCACGCCGATCACGGAGTAGAGATGGCAGAGCAGAACTACCGACTTCACGACCTCAGCGAGAAGGGAAACGGACGCGCCTTCATCATCGAAGCCGTCCGCGCCCGGGACACGGAACACGAATGCACGATCGGCGTAGCGAGAATCTTCGCGGCCGGACGCGGCGCAGCCGTCCGTTGGGACGTCGAAGTCAAGACAGATCTCGGGTGGGAAAAAGCGGCCGAAGGTCTGCCGACGAAGGAAATCGCAGCCGCCCGAGGCGTCTTCGCGTTCAGTGAATGGCTGAGGAAGACCGCAGGATTCATCTACCCGGCGGTTGAGGAGGCTGAGTCAGTTCTCGCGCAGATCAACAGCGAGTAGCAGTCAGCCCCGCCGAGCGCAGGCGGCCGGATCGGATCCGGGGCGGGGCACGTAACGACGAACAATAGGAGAAGAAATTGGGAGCAATGATCACCCCGCTCATCGCGAAGCTGACGCGCCTTGGCGTACAAGCTGACGGGGTGCTGAAGATCGGGATGTACGTCAAGGAAGGGCCGATGCCGCTCGTCGGCCGCAGAGCCGAAGTCGTGTTGGAACCCTCCGAGATATTGTCGATCCTGTCCGAACTCATGATCGATGAGAAGATGTCGCATGCCGTCTTCGCGATGGTCGCCGAGGTCTACCGGATCGAGAAGGAGGCGGAAGAGCAGGAGGGCTTCGAGAAAATCATGACCCTTGATCGCCTCCGTATCGCGTCGCGGCTCATGGCGGTCGGCGCTCAAACGCTGAAGTAGTTCGACAGCCCTGGCGTGCGCTCGCAGATCGGCGCTGGGGCGCGCAAGTAATCGAAAGAGGGGACAGGGAATGACTTCCACGTACAAGCTCGACAACGTTCCGCAAATCAACAACGGGTATGAGCGCCCGTGCCCGCCGTACTCGCGGGACATCGTGCCGCAGGCGAACGGGCTGCACTTCGTCATCGGCGACTACAGCCAGGAGCACCACGGCGAGTCGGTGACCCTGTTCGACGGAGACACGCGAATCGATGGCTGCTTCATCAGCCTCCCGAACAAGCCTTCTGAGTCCGACCCTTCGGTCACCCGTGGGCACGCCATCATGCAAGAGATGCTCGACAGATACGCGTCGGAGCAGAAGGGCTAAGTGAGCTATAGCCCCTTCAGGAGCTCATTGCCGGTTCGATTCCGGAGAGGGGCACGAGCCGTGTCTATCGGAGACTCGGCGGAAAGGGATAGATGGTCGAGGTTAAGACGACGCCGGACAAGGCGTTGATGGATATCGTCTTCGGGTGGCTCAACGAAGACCGTCACGCCATCCGCGACGACGGGGCAACCTTCGTCAAGCTCATCAACGACGACGAGCCCGTGTCCGCGATCGGCGAAATGGCCTGGCGCTACCTCGCGAAGAAGTGGGAAGAGGTCGGACCCATCCGGAAGGACACCTGGAACGTCTCCCAGATCCTCACGCAACTCTTCCTGCTCGACCTCTCCGAGGAGTCGGCTACCGAACTCGGCGAGCGGCTGGTCAAGGCGTACAGGAGGTAGCGGAGTGGACGACAAAGAGATGTCCGAAGCCGACGAGATGTTGGCCCGTGCTGTGCAGTTGGCGAAGGGCGGCTACGAGAACAAACTAGCCGCCGAGAAAGCCGCAAAGGAAGCAGGGACAGACCCCGGCAGGAGCCGCAGAGTAATCCGGGCAGGCGCGCAGTATGACGCCTTCTGCGAGGAGCTGGCACACCTGCGCTTGATTCGTGCACGTCGTGACGGCACGCTGCGTCCTGGGGACTACCCCAGTACCTCCGAGGCGGCGAAATACATCGAACAGACCTACTTCGGCAAGTAGCACGAAGGCCCCCCGTTGTGCATGGGCGCTAGCGGGTTCGAATCCCGCCGGGGGCGCGCAATTCAGACACCTAACTTCGAACATCGATAGGAGGCTCAACCATGGAGAGGAAGAAAGAGAGCGCCCACGCGAAGCGCCGGAGGCTGGAAGACTGGTTCTGCGACAAGGTGCTACCCCGAATATTCCTGCTCATCTACAGCATCGCCATCGCGTTCGTCGCGATATACACCGCCGCCGGATACGCGGCCAGCTACCCGCCCGGGGCTGTCGACGCGGACAAGCAATCCCTCGTCGCCGTCGCCGTCACGGTCTTCCTCGTCCTGATCGCGGAGAGGTCGACGCACCACACCCTGTAAGGAGCAACATGAAGAAGTTCTTCGATGACCTGTTCCTGGTTGACAAGCGCAACGACGATCCGCAGTGGACGTATATTGTCTACTGTACGGAGGAGTCTGCCGGGCAACGGCCAGCCTACGTGGGGATGATCGCGGGTCACTACTCGACCTATCCCGAAGCCCGCGCCTCGGCCACCGGCCTGATCATCGACGCCTATCAGCCGCCGTGGGGTAATCCCGAAAAGCTTTCGGAGAAGCTCGCGGCGGCTCTCGGCATCCCGAAGGACACGGCGGCCGGACGGTTGAAGGTGGCCAACGCCGCCCGCAGCTCGGAGAACCCGTACATCATCTGTCCCGTCTGCTGCATGACTTCCGCACACCCGGAGGACATTCGCCACGGGTTCTGCAACAACTGCCGCGACTACACGAGCTCGGAGGAGTTCGCGCGGCGGCTTGACATCAACAACGACACATCGGAGGGGAATACATGAACAGCCGCAGGATCCACCAGGCCGCGCAGACGCTCAGCGCGAAGCGTGTGGGGGCGACGACCTACGAGATCGAGATCTCGTATCGGCGGGGCGCCTTGGTCGCCACCGCGACGGCGTATGTGGACGCCGAGAGGACGAACATCTTCATCCGCACGAACTACGGTGCCACGACGGCGGGCGTGCACCAGACGATCCGGCTCACCCCGAACGCATGGCTGACGGCTGCGCAGGTCGTGGGGGCGGTGTACGAGTTCCTCCGCGCGGCGAAGGAGCCGGTGGACAGTCTCTTCCACACCATCCGCGAGGTCGTGAACTACGAGGGCGAATTCGCCGCCGTCGCCGCATAGCAAGGGTGGCCCCGTCAGGCGTTAGCCGGTTCGAGTCCGGCGCGGGGCGCGTAATGTTCAAGAGATCGAGAGAAGGGAGGAGGTACGTGGGACTGACAAAGAACTCCGGGAATCACGGCGGACCGAGGCAGGCGTCAACAGTCAGCCGACTTCTCCGCGCCGCGAATATCGGCATCAAGTACCAGTCGGCCGCAGCCTCGTTCTATACCGAGGTAACCAACGGCTTCAAGGGCGCCGTGGACATCATCCGCAAGAACATCAAGGCGTTCCCGACGGATGGCTAAGAAACCGGCGTGCTTGTCAGTGGCGTGCGATAGATTCTCGGCTAAATAGCCGAGGGAGAGAGGAAACGGATGAACGAAGGATTCGAAGTCCCGGCTGGCTACAGCCCCGAGAAATTCGGGTGGGTCGAGGACACGGACAAGCAGGGAGTGGGGGTCAGCGCCTTCCCGGATTCCCGGGTGGACAGCTACCGCCAGGTATTCACCCGGGGCGGCGACACTCTGAGCGTCGTGTGGAAGTCGCCGACTCGCGTGACAGCCTGGAAGAAGAACGGCCGGGCCGGGGACCTCGCTCTCCACAAGTTCCTCGCGGCGGTGCAGAACCCGTGAGCAAATTCAGCGAGTGGGAGTGCAAGCCGGAGCACGTGAAGGACTTCCACATCGGCGCGGCGCTCGCATACCGGGATCTCGGATGGATTCTCACCAAGGCCGCGAAGCTGGCCCCGGCGGACGAGTTCACCGAAGAGCAGCGCGCGGTGTTGGAGCGCTTCATGGTGGAAGGGCTCGACGACCGCTACTGGGCCACCCCGAGCAGACCGCAAGACTTCTAGGGAGAGAGATGCCCACAACCGACGCGCACTCGCCGATCAACGCAGCCCTCGGAATCCCGGATCGCTGGCGGTTCGTAGATGCTGTCGTAGGTGACGTGTACGAGTGCCTGATCTGCCAGGAGCACAGCCTCTTCGCCGACCGGCAATCGCCGGGGGACTTCAGCGCTTTCGCTTGGATCATGGAGCACGACAAGAAACACCCGGGCGAGCTCGTCAACTACTTCGTGTGGAACGTCGTCCGGTCGCGTATCAAGAGATAGGGAGAGAGATATGAGCGAAGAGAAACCGTACCTGATCGACGACCCAAATCCCGCTATCGGGATGATCGCGCAGTGGCGCGACAAGAGAGGGGAACAGCTCAACGTCTTCCAGCACGACACCGAGCGCTTCCCGTCCATGACGCCGTTCCATGCCATCTGGAGTGCCGGGGACCAGCACGGTCAGCAGGACTTCGACGACCGGGATGAGGTGCTGGCGTTCGCGGTGCAGAAGGCGGAGGAGCTAGGACTCCCGCCGGGAGACCACTTCGAGGAGATGACGCCCGAGGAGGCTAAGCTCTTCGCCCTGGAGACGGCATTCGACCTCCGGAAGTTCTGGGGGCAGCCCATCTGCGTCGAAGCGATCGAGCTCTACGACGACCACGTCTACTGCAACGTCATCCCGTACAGGGGCGTGAAGGGAACCGCCTACTTCGAAGAGGCGATCTACAGTCAGTCCATCGTCGACATCATCCGGCGGACCTGGGTCGAGGACGGTCATCGCGTCCGCTACTACGGGCGCGTCGAGCCGACAGCGGCCGAGCTGGCGAAGATGGCCGAAGTTCCCATCGGGGACATCGAAGCCTCTAGGGCGGTAGCGGATAGCGTGAAGGAGTTCACGCTCAACCCCGGTCTTCCGCCTGTCCAGATGGCCAGCTTCCGCAAGCGCGTGGAGTCCTCGTTCGGTACATGCGATGAGGGCGAAGTCCCGGCTCTCCGGCCCTGACCGAGCTTTCCCCCTCTGCGTCTCGTACGTAGGGGGCGGATGGCCTCTCAGACGGAGGTTGGAGCAGCCCCCGAAAATTTCAAAAATTCGGGGCAAGTGAAAGAGGTACGAATTGAAGATCGAACTGGAGATGACCGACAACGACTTCAACCGACTCACCGAGACATCGGCCGCGTGGCGTAGTTATTACGACCATGCGGGAGACGGGTGGGCGATCCAACTCGCGAGCGGTCGCTTCGAGAACATGGAGAAGACGGACGACCCGCCGTTCACTGCGACGGCTGGAAGCCACTGGGAGTACGTCTACTGGCTCAGCGACCGGTGGTCCGATGTCATCCTCGCCCGTTCCTTCCTGAAGGCCAACGGAGAGGAGAGTGAGCTTCTGTGGGACATGCGAGATGCCCCTGCGTGCTGCTACCTCCTCCTCACCAACTATAAGTCCGAGAGCTGGCGCCGCGTGGAGGCTCGCGCTGCGGACGATAAACAGTCCTGAAATATCTTTCGGTCATCTGGAGAACGGAGCGGCATTGAACGAGTTCTGGAAGTTCCTCGACGACAACTGGTTCTTCATCATGATCTTCGGCGGAGGCAGCATCGCCGCCGGGGGGAGACGCGTCGCCAAGTACTTCAACCGCAGCCAACAGAACCGACACGAGTTGCGGATGACGCGACTGCAACGCCAGATCGGCGGGGCCTCGGTCGAGATCGTCAAGCCCGTCTGCGGGTGCACGCACGACCTGGCGTTCCACAACCGGGAGACCGATGAATGCCACGCCGAGGACGACAACGGCAAGAGGTGCCTTTGCCAACGCTACGTCGGCCCTGAGCCACTGGCGCAGATCTTCCCGCTTCCTCTGACAGACCTGGAGGGCGGGACGGCATGAGGGCCTCGCAATTCTGAGCAAGCCCCTGTCCTCTGCGAGGCTCCGGCGTCGTAGGGGGCGGTAGCTTTTCAGACCGAAGGGAGAGACGAGAGTTGGCGACAAAGGCGCTAGACGGCGCCTACGAGGTGCTGATGAGACTTCTCGGCGAGTACGAGGCGGCGATGTCGGCCGCCAGGGGGAAGCATCACAGCAGCCGCGCAAAGCAGGGCTGGCGGGAGGCGCGGGCAAAAGCGATCGGCGCATGCCTCGTCGTCCGGCGAATGGAGAGCGAAGAGGGCGGCGACAACGGTGCGCTCCTCGAACAGCTCATGAAGGCCGCCCGCCTTTTCATCCTGGAGTAGGGTAAACAAACCGCCCCCGATTTTTTGAAATTTTTCGGGGCAAGCGAAAGGAGACACCGGGGGGAATGACACCAGAGACACAGGAGATAGCAGACAGAGTCGTTAGCATGCTGGCCCCAAACCGGCGTCGATCGTTCTCTGTCCTGGCTCAGTTCATCGACGACCGCAAGCGTCTCAGAGACGCCCTCGCCGCTCTTCTCGACGAGGGAACGATCGCGGTGGACGTGACGAACAGTCCGCCGAAGTACTACCTCACCAACCCGAGCCGCGACGAGCCGCACAGCTACGACTTCCCAAACATCAAACGCTACCCACTGAAAGAGAGCACACCATGACCGCCGAAGAGGCCGAGCTCCGCGACGCCTACGACCTGCTGAAGATGGCCCTCCAGCGTCTTGACGACATGGGGGAGAACATTCAGCTCAACGACGGCAGCGACGGGCGGGCCATCTCCGTCACCGGGGAATTCGCCATCGTCGGGCGCATCGACGGCAAGTGGCACATCAAGCACGAGGCCCGGCACTGATATGACCAGGCGAACCGTTCCCGAGCTCTACGGAGCTCTTAGCGTCATCCTCCAGGCCCTCGACTTCGCTGGAGAGGAGATCGACCTCCTCCCGGACATCGCTGATATCCCGAGGGCCGTCACCGGTAAGACCACGCGCGTCGCCCGCATCGACGGGATCTGGACCATCCTGCCCAAACGACAAACCCCGCAATAACCCGAAGGGCTGCGTTTCGGCCCTAGCAATTGACGGCGGCCGACCGGTCGCCATACATTCACCGAACAACACACAGAAGGAGAAGGAATCATGGCGAAGCGCACGACCGTCGTCATCCACGACGACCTGGACCAGTCCGAGGGCGCCAGCACCATCAAGTTCGGTCTCGACGGGAAGGAGTACGAGATCGACCTCTCGGAGAAGCACGAGAAGGAGCTCCGCGACGCGCTGAAGAAGTTCCTGGACGCCGCGACGAAGGTCGGCAGCGCCAGCAGCGCGCCGCAGCGGCGCAAGTACGGCACCGGCCCGGCCCGCAAGGACACCTCGCACATCCGCAAGTGGCTGCGCGAGGAGGGTATCGACATCTCCGACCGGGGCCGCATCCCGATCGACCTCATGCAGCAGTGGCAGAAGTACGGGGCGAACGGCCAGAGCATCCCCGGCCGACAGGCGCCCGCGCAGCGCAACACCCCGGACCTGAGCAAGCCGTTCCAGCCCCCGCAGGCGGCGGTCGTCGCGACGGGAAACGGCGAGAAGGCGACGGTGACGGCGGTCGCTCCGGGAAAGCCCACCGAGGCCAGCACCCCCAGGCCCGCGAAGAAGGCCGCCGCCAAGGCGCAGTAGTTCGCACGCCGTCCGAAGCCCCGCTTCCTTCTTATGCGAGAGGGTGGCGGGGCTTCGGCGTGTCGCGTACAGCCTGCCCAAATAAGTGCCATGCTGGTTCTCTTCGAACGGAGTCACCCGACTGGGCTACAGAGGAGAAGATCGAATGGCGACGCTCACAGCCGAGCGAAGAGCGATGGCCGCCTTCACGGCGACGCTCAGCGAAGGAGAGTTCGACTGCTTCACGCTCGGACATCACTGGTCTCGCCCTAAGGCAGGCGATATCGATCTCCTCGGTCCTCGGTCCACGCTCACGCGGCAGAAGTGCGACTCGTGCAGCTTGAGGCGCGAGAAGACGCGGCACCCGGACGGCCGGATCACACGGAGATACGACCCGAGCGACATGAAGACGGGAAACTACTTCCGCACCGGCCAGGGTCATCTCACGTCGGAGCAGCGATGGGCGGCTGAGCTCCTCCGGCTGGCCGCTCTTCAGGCCGCGAAGTCGAAGAAAAAGGCGAAGACGAAAGCGAAGGTGGCTGCGTGATCCGGGGTGACAAGCACACTCAAGGCGTACTGGACGCTTTCCGCGTCCGCGAAACGCAGTGCATGGACGACATAGTCATCGGCACGCGATGCACCCGCACAGGCACCCACGAAGCGCCCGGCGCATGGCTCGGACCGCTCAAGTCGGCGCTGTTGTGCGAGGAACACTTCCTAATCAGAACGGTGAGCCTGACGCCGCTTTTCGAGCGCGCCACGGTCATCGAACTCGGAGACTTCCAGGTATCCGGCGACGACGATGGGGAGGACGACGAAAAGGACGACGCTCCGGAGGAATCCGTGGAGCGCCCTGACGTCGTTGCCGAGCTACCCGAGCAGAGAAACGACGAGCCTGGCGAACAGCTACTCCCAGGGCAGAAGACGAAGTACCACGTCCGCTGTGACTACGAGGTGGGAGACGGGATCTGTGGGACATGGATCCTGCGCACCAGCATTGGGACGCATGCCAGGGACATTCACCACATCGAATCCTGGAAGATCCCTACGTACCCGCCAGCAGTCGCATGCGAGGACCCGAATCACCGGGCGCATGGTTGTCGCCGGACCGACTTCCCGAGCCTCCGGCATCTCGGACAGCACCTCTCTTTGACCATCTTTAAGGACGGGACGAGGGCCGCTGCGTCGAACCAGCCGACGCTAGAAGACGCCGCCGGTACGGCGTAGCGCAGCGACACCGCGAGCGACACCGCAGGACGGCACACAAACAAACTCCTGCGGTGTCGCTGCTGGTTTATTGAGGGATGAGCACGGCCGAGCATTTGATGACCGGCTGGGAGCCGTCCGAGCCGACCGGCACTTGAATCCTGACCGTCCCGGACTTGTGAAAAGCCGGGGCCAAGCCGGTGATGTCGACAGCCTTGCTCTCCTGTGCCGTGACGCGCACGTCAAGCTGATAATCGTGGGCCGTGACGTCGGTGTTCGTGACGTCGTAGTTGACGTCCACCTCGATTGAGTCGCGGCTGGGCCACTGCTGGCACGCGGTGAGGGTGTAGGTGCCCGTGGACGGCGCTGTAGAGCCCGTAGAGCCCCCGGAGGAGCCGCAGGCGGCCAGGGAGAGCGCGAGGGCCGCTAGGAGGGCTGTGAGGGCTTGAGAGAGTCGCATGGGGCGATGGTAACTCCGGGCCCTGCGACGGTAGGGTTTCTCCATGGAAACCGACAGCTCGAACCCCGTTACGATCTTCCTGTCCGTTGCGTGTCACCCGGTGACTGGCGCGTATTTTGGATCAATCAAGCTCAACCCCGACGCGGTTGGCCTCCCAACGGGTGGGGCGACCTTCGAGGCGGTGGCCGAAAACGCCAGGTCACTTGGGGCGGCGTACCATCAGGTAGACCGGTCTCGTGTGTCTGTGACGGTGCTGGACGGTCATGACGAGCCGCCGAGGGCGACAGGAGCCCCGCTAGGAGCAGCCAACGCGGCTCTGACCTGCGTGTGTTGACTTCAGTGACACCAACGTGAAACCTAAGTCATACACGCAGGTGGGTGACTAGGACAAACCGGGCACGGGTATCACCCTCCTGAAGATCTTTGATCTTGAACGGGAGCGGTTTCCATGAGAATCAGTGAAGAAGAGCTTGCGCAGGTCAAGGGCACGCGGGTAATTGCCTACGTACGTGAGTCGTCCGTACGTAATGAGCATAAAATTTCCCTCGACATCCAAGAAATGGCCATCAAAGAAACTGCTGGCTCGCTAGATCTCGCCATCGTGCGATGGGTCCGGGACAGTGACAAGACCGGCAGAAACTTCGAGCGTGACATTCAGCTCGCGATCCAGGCCTGCCTTCGAGGCGAGGCCGATCACATCATCGTCTATAACCTCAGCCGCTTTGGTCGTGACTACTGGGGCTGTATCGACTACGCGAGAAGCCTCCGCGCGGACGGTCACCTCCTCATCTCGACCGACAGGCGAGAAGGTGTAATCGACATCGATTCATCAGATGGGCGCGACAAGGCTCATGACGCTTTCTCCTACGCCGCCGACCAGTCTGACAAGATCGGCGAAGGGTGGAGTAACGCGATCAAGCTAAACTATTCGCGTGGTCTTGCGCACAGGAACACTGAGCGGTGGGGATACATGTGGTGCAAGAACGCGGCTTGTAAAGAGCGTAAGCAGTGTAAGGACTGTCGCGAAAAGAAAAGCGAGAAGTTCTGCAAGAAGTGTCCGCCCAGGCCTAAGTGCGATGACTGTGCGGGTAAGCCACAGATCCCTGACCCCGTCACCGCGCCGGTAGTTGTGGAGACCTTCGACCGCATCATTGCGGGCGTCCCGGTGAATACTGTCGCACGCGAGCTCAACGCACGAGGGTTTCGTACGCCTATCGCAAAGAAGATCTGGACGAGCTCATCTCTACACGTCGTGCTCGACACGGGATTCCACGCTGGCTACATGAGGCGCCCAAACACGACAGGAGAGGGAAGCTCTAAGTACATCGGAGGGGCAGTTTTGATCAGGACATCGGCCTATACGCGAGGAGCACACGAGCCGATCATTTCTGAGGAAAAGTGGCAGGCGTACGTGAAGCTCCGCACGAGCGTTCCGGAGAGTAAGCCGGATACCGGCAAGGCGCGTTACGCAGAGAGCGGCTTACTGTTCTGCGCCGAATGCGGCAAGCGTATGAACGCGGCTCGTCGACCGAATGGTACAGTCCGCTGGATCTGCTCCGGCGGCAAAGTGGAGAACTGTAGGAACACCAACGGACACGGCCCGGTCGTCAGCGCCAAGGTCTACGAGTTTCTTCGGACTCATGTGGAGCGCCCGGAGATCTTGGATATCGTCCAGAAGTCGCTCAGAGATCATTTGGCGGCGATCAACGCACAACCTGTCGAGGATCTCGAATCCTTCGAGAGGCAGGAAGTCGCGCTCGTTGCCGAACGCCGTGCGCTTGTGTCCAACTTCAACAAGGGGCACATCGACGAAGAGGACTACCTTTCTGAAAAGGAGCGCCTCGACGCCGAAATAAAGGCTACCAAGCATCAGCTGTCTCTTCTGATGCCGCGTGACCTCCCGACGTTCCCCCCGGCTAGTTTCTTGGCGGAAACCCTTGCAAGTTGGCCAGAGCTTCCCTTCGAGAGTCAGCGCACCGTTCTGAAGTCGCTCATCTGGCGAATCGAAGTTTCACGCGGTGAGATGCTCGCGGATGATAGATACAAGATCGTCCCACTCTGGGAGGCTTACCTGACGGGCGACATCAAGAACAAACATCGCGGACGCGTGTTCCAAAACCGTTAACGTGCGCCGGTCATGCTCCTGTCAAGCCACAACTCGGCGATAGCCCTTCCCAGAAGCATTGCGGCCCTCTCAACACAAATTTCTTCCGTCCAGGCATCCGGATCACCGCTTGGCGTAGGAAGATCGTAAGAGCTTCTCAAATCAGCACTCCTCCTCTGTCGGCGGCGGTCGGCCGGGGAGGAGTGCTTTTTGCTGTCTTCAGCCGTGCTCATCGTCATACCTCGGTACTTCCCGATCCTCACATCATCGACCCACTATCTGCCATTGGAGTGAATATGCCGCGTCAACGACGCCTCAACCGCGTGCCGGTCTTCGCGAAGGGCCAACCTCCCCCCATGACGTATTTCGACAGAATGGTGAAGAACCCCAGGATCCTCGACGAGATTCGGTTCACGGCGGCGCAGGCCTCGCTAGAACGTTTCATCGAGATCACCGAGGAGCGCCCGGACATCTCCGTCAACGAGATCTACGACATCCTCAAAAAGGACTACGAGGAGGCAAAAACGAAGTACGAGGCCGCGTAATAGGCCAGTCGGGTGACATCGTTCGACACCCGCTCCTGACCTGATGTAGAAGTGATCCATGAAGTTCTTCGACGCGATCCAGCGGAGCGCGGTTGACCGGGAGATCGTGGTGCTAGCCAAGCGCTACGCCGCCGATCGCGTCGAAGAACTTCTTCAGGAGGACCCCGGCTTGTCCGCTGACGCGCTGCTTGACGTTCTCTGCCGGGAAGCCGATCAAGCCCTGCCGGACGCCCTGATATCCTCCGAGAGCGCCTGAGCCGCCGACGCCGGAAGAGGCATTCCGGTTCCGCCCTGCGGGACGCCTTAACCCCCGCGCCCCCTGTGCGCTCCGCCAGATGGGTGACTCCTGCCGTGTCCAGTTCGCCGCATGACCTCCGCTGCCCGGATGATGAGGTTCCACACAAGCCCGCAGCGGATTAGTTATGTGAGGACCCACATGACCGGCGTTAGTCCTAGATCAGTGCGAGCGGCCGAGGCGCATAGGCAGTACAGCGAAGACGAGCTCATCAAGGACAATCGGGAATTGCGGCGGGAAGTCGCCGCTCTGACGCGTCATTTCGGCTCTCTCGAAGAGGAAATCGCTCGTGCGAAGAGGGAAGGGCTCAGGCCCCATTTTGTTCTAGGCCGCATCTTCGGCGGAGAGATCGTGGTCAACCGGGCGGCCATGCTGCGCGGAGCTGCCGACCTCATTTACCCCCTGCCGACCGGTCTTGTCGGAGTGCGGGTAAGCCTTGGCGACCTCAGCCTTTCCGAAGGAGTGAACCGCGTCGAGGAGCCGTCGTGGCCATTCCCCGATTACGAGGACTCACGACTCGCCATGGCCGAATTTGCCTACACGCCGACCTTCGTCGCTGTGGGCGACATCACAGAACTTGACTCTCTCGCCGAAGGCGCGGTCAACGCGCTGCGGGGGGAGGTGATCCAGGAGAACGAATGAACGCGAGTTTCCGCGAGCCGATTTTTCATCACTGGCATCTCGTCGAGAACGGCCGACGCACACAGCCGCTTTCCGTGGGAATGGTGTCGGCCAAAGGCTCGTTTTACGCAGTCTTCGAGAACGCGGAGACCGTACGGGACGGGTTCGCGAATCCGTTCGTGAGGGAGAAGGTGCTGCCCCACCTCCCCATCCACTGCGACGATTTCTCGAACCGGGAGTCATCCTGGGCATGGGACCTTGAGCACGCCGAAGCCGGTTTTCTCATGTCCCGCCCGGAGATCGCCAAGGGCGTAGAGGAGTTCCTCCGCCTGCACGAGAATCCCGACCTCATCTCCTGGCTCGGCGGATACGACCACATGTGCTTCGCGCAGCTATTCGGCCGGATGACGGAGCTGCCCCCGGATTTTCCCAAACACACCGACGACATCGAGACGTTCCGGAAGCTGCTCGGCTACCCCCGCGTAGTCGTCGAACGCTGGGGCACGCAATACCACGCACTCGACGACGCGAGGTACTACCGCGAGGTCTGGAACTACCTGATGCGCTACGCGGAGTGCCTCGGACTCAAGCTCGGGAAGCTGCCGTTCATTGACAGATACTCGTGCCCGGAGGAACAGGCATGACCAACGTCACGACCATCGTCTTCATCACGGAGCACCAGTCCGAGGAGAAGCGCTTTCAGGAGCTTTTCGGGCTTTACTACTCGCACATGGGCGCGGGCTACATTCCTTATCCGGTGCGTGACTCCGGCCCGAACTGCGTCAGTACGAAGGTCTTCTTCCTCGGTGTCCCGTACGCGGGTCCGGCGTTGATGCGTGCTTTGCGCGAAGAGCGCTGGGGGGATGGAACGGTTCTCTATATCCACGAGGAGAACCACGAGGGGCCGGAGGTGCACGTCGGAACGGACTACCTTCTCGAATCGCGGTTCGGGTTCTGATGCCCGGGAGGCAGCACGGGACCGGCAAGCATTACATGTGTCAAGGGTGCTGGTTCGCGAAACCGGGAAACGTCATGTTCGACATCCGCAACGTCGCCATCGGAGCGGTAGCCCCTCCGAACAAGAACAGGGTCTCGCGCCACGGTCTCTACACCTGCTGCATCTGCGCTGGCATCCTGCTCAATGGTGTGCTCTTCGACGAGGACCCCCGTCACGACGAGCTGGACTGCGATCACGACGAGGACGGCCTTCCACAGCGGGTCCAGGGCTATTACCGCATGGGGAAGCATCTCGTACCGCACAGCCCGAGGCAGCGCACATGAAGCTGAAGGACGAGGCAGAAACTCGGCTGGCGTGGCTGCATCTCATGTGCTGGCACTGCTGGTTCAACGTGCCCGGCAACCAGGTCCACGACGAGCGCGGACGGAAGCTTCTCAAAGTCGCACTGCCCCAGCACAAGTACCGCGTATCGAATGACTTCGTCGTGGCGTGCTGTACGTGCATGGCGCCCACAATCCACGGCGTTCGCTTCGAGGAGGACCCGGACGGCGGCATCTTCTGCGACCACGCCGACGAGGGCGACCTCTGCAAGATCCCCAAGTTCGTCAGATCAGGAAGGAGTATCGGAGAAGGATGACTGACAAGTACGCCGCGCTTCTGGCCCGGCCGAAGGCGGAAGAGATAGCTCACACGCCGGAGACGATCCGGACGTTGTTCCTGGAGAGCAAACGCAACCCCAATACCGCCCGCGCGTACACGAGAGGCCTCGATCAATTCGGGGCCTTTTTCGCGCACTACGGCATTCCTCTTTTCGAGGTGGACAAGGCGGCTCTTGAGGTCTACCTGACCTCGCTCCTCGACGAGGGAGCGTCGGCTCAGAAGGTCAACCAGGTCTTCTCGGCTATCAAGGGCTTCTACGACCTCGCGATCGAACACAACAAGTCGACCGGCGTCTTCAACAACCCGACAGCCAAGATCACACTTCCGAAGCTGCCGAAGGTCTCCGCGTCGCGGGGCATGACCGTCGACCAGATCATGCGGCTCCGGCGGGCGGCGAGGTCGTACCAAAGGAAGGACTGGCTCAAGGGGGAGCGGGACTCCGTCAAGGCGGTCGCCGTCATCGAACTGCTCCTGACGACCGGACTGCGCGTCGCAGAGGCGTGCAAAGCCAACGTCGGTGACTTCGACACGTCCGGCGACTGGCCGACTCTGGACGTCGTCCGCAAGGGCGGAGAGCGCGACCGCGTGACGATGCCCTGGGCCACCGGAGAGGCGCTGAGCGACCTTCTGGACGGCAGGGAGGACGGGCCCCTCATCCTGTCCGCGACGGGCCGCAGGGAGACGGAGAACGGGATCGCGCGGCTCCTGCTGGCGGTGGGGGTGTCCGGAGGGCTGGACTTCCTCGACAGGCTGCACCCGCACAACCTCCGGCATGCCTACGCGACGCTCTCCTACGCCGCCGAGAAAGACCTCCTCGCGACAGCCGCCGGGATGGGGCACGCCAGTCCGCAGACGACCATTCGCTACGTCCACCGCCGGACGAGGGTGTCTCCGGAGCAGGCCCGCCGGATCCTGGGTTTGGACGAAACCGAGTGACGGAGGCCTACGGCTGGTATCTTCGTCGGCGGAAGGCTCTCCAGACTAATCCCTGCAACGCGGCCTGGAGAGCTGACTGCCTTGGCCGGGAGGAGTTCCGGTCGAGCGCATGGAAAGCCCCCCGCCCCCCGCGCGGTCTCCAACGAGACAGGATTCGGGCGGGGGGCTTTCCGCGTTTCAGTCCGCTCTGCGGGAGAGGCTCATGGTCATCATCTCCAGAATCGGCTTGCTGTAGAGATCCTTCATGCGGCAGATGTGGCACCGCGACGGGTCGGCGCACTTATGCGGGGGAGAGGGTTCAGCGCGAGCCCATGTGATGATGCCGCAGTGATCTTCCAAATGGTTGATCGCGAGAATGCAGTCCACCGACACTTCGATGATGTTTTCGCCGCATGTCTTCTTCGTCACTCCGGCGGCGGCTGGCCGCTCACACGAGCCGTCGCACTCACACATCGGCTTCGTCCTCGTCGTCCGGCTTCTCCCACAGCTCGATACTCACGGTGATGACGGCGAGATCATTGTCGAAAACCGCGTCGAACTCGGAAGGGAGCTCCTGGATAGCCTTGAGGTAGCCAGCCGCCTCGCCGACCGCGCAGTCGAGAGCCTGAGCGCGGGTGACGATCTTGAGACTGATCATTTTCTTTCCGTTCTGTGTGTGATGGGGGCTAGTCGCAGTCGCGGGCTTCTGCGCGAACTTCGAAATCGTTGGCCACATCCAGGCAGAAGTCGTCGGTGCAGCCGTAGCAGTCCATGCAGAAGCCGCAAACCTCGCAGATTTCGCCGTCGCAGATAGTCTCGGTGCTAGTCGGCTGGCTCATCGACGGCCTCATCAGAGAGACGGAAATCGATGACGACGAGCTGATCCACACGCATAGCCTCCCGGGCCAGAGAAACCGGATCCTCGGTCAGCCCGTTCGCGATGGCGAAAAGCACCCATCGATAGAGCTCGTACCGGTCGGCATCGAGCGCGCGGTGTTCCGGATCAGCGCCCCTTGTCTTGCCTTCCAGATACTCGACCCGCTTGGCGACGTCTTGAGTAGTGATCATACGACGGACATCCATTCACTAGATCTTCATCTCTTCAACGTCAGTCGCCCGATTGGACTAACGGATTTGCGCCACGCGTCCTCAAGGGCGGATCGTGCATCAAGGCGTGAAGGTTCCGAGAGGAGACGTACTTATGCGGTCAGTGCAGCGCTTGGCGATGGTTGCGGAAGTGGTTGTGCTCCTGACGCTTCGGGACGCATGCCCTGGCCGACCGCTCCACGGACCGAAAACTGAGAGGACGTCAATCCATGCCCGTGCCGCCTTTACCCAGTAACAGGCCCGCTGGAGTCCCCGACGTCGCTGATGACCTCGGCGTCCTCGACAATCTGGGTAGCCGTCGTCCTCTGATCGGAGCCCAGCGCGGGCTGAGAGGGCGTGTCGGAGCCGCTTCCGAAGAGCCGCGTGAGAAGCCCGGTCTGCGTGACTTCACCACCGTTCTTGGCCTTGATGGAGAGCGTGAAAGAGCTCTGCTCCATATCGGATTTCTGCTTGAGGAGACGGGCGAGGCGATCAATTTCTGCGGAAAGCGTCTTGTCAAGGTATCCACCTTCGCTTTCCTCGGCGGCGTGACCTCGGAGAACGCGCTTCGCCTCAAGGGCGATGAGAACGTTAAAGATTCCTTCACGCTGTTCTTTGGACCCGGCCTCGATCCCGGTGAACAGCGAACATTCCTCGCCAGGGCTGTAGGCCGGACAGTTTTTCGATAGCATGCACCCGTCGCATCGGAGAAATGTCGAGTCCGCTGCGGTGACACGAAGCTCCGTGCGCGACCTGCGCGAACCGTCCTCCGGGTCGGTGTAGTAGACGGTGTGCTCGACGGTCTCCAAGCCCGGTGTGGTCACTTCTTCACGGGGCTTGGAGGCCTTCGTTGTTACTCGGTCGTTCTCCCAATCCAGGTCTGTCCCCGCAACTGCTGTAGGGGCGGTTTCCGCGTTTTCCCGTGATGCCCAAGCCGGCGTCAGAGTTACTAAGTCGGCTATGGCTCCGCGATCGAGCGACGCGAAATGCTGCGTCCAGCTCCACAGGGAGAGCTTCAGGTTCTCCGTGGCGTCGTCTGACTGGATTTTCTGGACGTCCAGCCCGAGGGATTCGAAGAGCGCGCGGTGCTTGCGGCGGGCGGATTCCTTGTGCCTCGCCTCGTAGCGCCGGAGCTCGTGCCCGGCCCAAATGAACGTCTCGCCGCGCTGCTGCGCCGAGATCCAGGTGGAGAAATGGCACGACGACCAGGCGACCGAGGGCACGAGAAGGCTCTTATCGGAGCCGATGAGGTGGAGCTGGGTTTCGCGGGCGAGGCGCCGGTAGACGGGCGTCAGGCTCTCGTCGTCCAGGCTCTTCTCGGCTACCGCCACGCGGCTGAAGTTCGAGCACAGCCTTTCCAGCTCGTCCAGCCCATCTTCCGCATGCCAGACTACGATCCCCTTATTCGGGTCGACGTAGAGCAGGCGTGCGTCCCTCTTGGCGTCCTCTAGCTGACGCGCATCGAATTCCAGGTATCCGGCAATCCTGTCGATATTGTTGTCGACGAAACGGTAGTAGTCGGAGGCGATCTCCTCGATCTCCCGACCCGTGACCTCGACTCCCGGACGGTTGAAAGTCCGCGCCCCGGAATCCACGAAGACCTCGACATCGGCGGGGAAGTGGTCGGCGATGAGCCAGTCGGTGGACATTACGCGGCGGCGGTGGCTGACGTAGTTGATGCTCTGGTGGAGCACCCCGCGCTCATACATGAGCTCTCGATAGACGGGGACCTCGCCGCCGCCGAAAAACGCCTTCATGTCTCTCCTCGCAGGCGGGAATCCGCGTAGTAAAGCTCTTCCTGGCGCTCCATCTCGGCCATGACGTCGGCCCACGGTCTCGCAACCTTGGGAACGTCTGGCTGCCAGCCGAGATCCGAGTAGTAGGGCCGCGCGAAGAGGAGAACCGGATACCCGTGGCGGACTTCCTCGGCCGCGCATTCCGGATCGGCTTCGATAACCAACGGAGGCAGGCCGTAGGTGGGGATCTTGGACAGCGCGTCCACCCGATCAGCGGGCGACTCGGTGACGGCGACGACGATCCGCATGTGGCCCGTCATGTTGAAAGCCGCCAGCCATCGCGAGGCGGATGCGATGTCCCACTGGGCTGTCAGGATGTGCAGGCGGCTTCCGCCCGCGAGAGCCCGGTAAAGGGCCGCGCCTTCCTTGATACAGCCCTCCGAGGCCGCGCTCCGCAGGACGCCCTCCATGACGATGACGGTGTCTTGCATCAGGCCGTGGCCCCCGCGTCCACTCGGCTGTAGATCAAGTCAGGGTTGGTCCAGTGGATGGGACTGACGCATATAGCGGACTGTGGCCAGCGGCAGCTCGGCCAGTCCATCATCACGCGGATTCCGTTTTGATCGCCGTACCAGAGATCCCACAGAAGCTCCCGGTAGAGCGCGCGTCTCCGGCTGGTCGCCGCCAAGAGCCAGCATCCGGTATCGAGCTCGTATTCGACGTGGTTGAGGATGGCGAGAAGAAGCTCTTCTCTGAGTGTCTCGTCCGGCATAGCGCAATTCCTTGGGTAAAGGTATTGTTATGCTATGTATATCCCCCCCAGGAGAAACGGCAATCGCCCGCTATGCTGTTGGCTCGACGAAATCGCTGACTTTCAGCTTGGCCATGACGCCGTCGTCGGTGCCGTTCCCGTAGTGCCAGACGATGCCCTCGATGTTCTTGGGCGCGAGCTCGGCGAGGAAAAAATCCCGCAGATTGTCGAAGGTGATGTCGAAATCGAGCCGGATCGGATCCGCTAGGGCGTGCGACTGCAAGGTGTGAACCGGGACGCCCTCCGGATTGCCGTTGATCTTGGGCCCGATGAGCTCGTAGGTACCCCAGGCCAGCGGATCGTTCTTGTGAGTGACGTCGAAAGCCTCGCGGAAGCACTTATAGAACGACGACCTCTCGACGGGCTCCCATCCGAACGTCTTGAACGGCTCCCGAGGAGTGGTGTAGACCGGCCGGAAATCCGGCGGAGGAGTCTTCCCCTCGCGGACCATCCGGCGGGACCACCAGCCGTCAGCGTCGAGAAGGATCGCCGTGCCGTCGTACTTGCGCGTAGCCCTTCCGAGGCCCTGGAAAACCCAGTCGGTCCCCGGGCTCTTTGTCGGAGGCTGCAACAGCCTGCCGTCGTTGCCCCGCATAAATAGCGTGGGAATCTTCTTCATCGGTCGGCCTCCTCGGCGAAGCGCGCTAGAGCGCTGAAAACTGCCTGATTGACGATGAGCAGCGTCCCGAAAACCACAGCGCCAGCAACGACGAGGCTGTTGAAGAAACCCGTGTGAGCCAGCACATGCACGGACCACGCAGCGCCGATGAAGGAGCCGACGAACGCGCTGATCATCTCTGTGAGAGTGAACTCCCACACCCGCTTGACCCGCATCAGAGCTTGTGGCTTTCGATGAAGTCCCTTGTGGCACCGGACGCCGCGAGCCTCTGCGAGAGATCGAGCTGGGCCCGGAGGAGCTGGTCGGCGAGCATCTCGTCCCTGATCCCGTCCACCACGCGGCGACAGGCGTCCAGCACACCGGCCCTGTCGATGCCCATGAACGTGTGAGTCGGCATGGCCGTGTTGCTGTCGACCAGCCACACGCCGTCCGGGGTCTCGTAGACGACGAACGCCCGCTTGGCGACCCTGACGTTGTCCTCTGTCAGTGGTTCCGGAGCATCGGGGTCGGTGATGGTCGTCGGCTCGTCGGGGCACTTAGACATCGGGCAGTTCCTTTCGGGGATGTGTTTTGCGGAGCTCCTCGATAACGCGGCGCGCAGCCAGCCACGGGGGAGCGGTTCCGGTGTGATAGCCGGGGGTTTCGTGCAGCGCGAGCGCGATGCGCGTCTGAAGGTCGTAATCGGCGTCTGGATTGACCAGCGGGCCGTGACCGCAGTCGTCCTGCCCGCAAATGCAGACCTGAGCGCACACCGGGCAGTGGCCCGTACATCGGCTGTGAAGCCCGTGCAGACAGTGCGGGGACATGTAGTAGCTGGACATCTACGGGTGCGCCGTTCGCGGGCCGTAGGCGGTCTCCACGAAGTCTGAGCGGTTGAAGTACCGCCAGTCCCGTTCTTGGATGTCAGCCGCGAGGCGCGCGATCAGCTCATCGGGAGCACGGTTCTTCCAGAGGGACCGAGCGATGGCGCCGTATACGGTTTCCAAAGTGTCCTGGACTCGCTCATTGGACAGCTCATTGTGCTCCTGGTAGGAGAACACCTTCGGCGCCGAGAAGTCGATTAACTCCCGCGTCGGGGGGAGGACTACTCCTCCACCTGCTCCCTCGCCGCTCTGCGACGTTCCTTCTGGCGAGCCCTCACACACTTTCGGCATTCCCGCCGTCCCGAGTGCCATAAGGTATTTTCCTCCGTGTACTCGTGGTTGTTCGGGCAGTGGGTTTTCTTCGCGTTCATGGCGGTAGGCCCCATGCCCAGAAGGGTGTTGGTCCGGCTGGTCTCGGACTGCGTGTGGTCGAACCGGCAGCACGGCCGGATACGACACTTGTGGTCGACGACTTCGCCTTCCGGTACAGGCGCTCCGGAGAAGACTTCGTAGACGAGGATGTGAGTCCGCCTGACCCGGCCGTCCCAATCGCGTGCCACGCCGTACCCGCCAGCATCGCGAGCACCCGTCCACAGATGGCAGTCGTCGGGCTCTGTGCCCTTGTCGATGTGACGTTGGGCCCGCTCATACCAAGCGAGAGCCCGGTCTCTGTCAAAGGACTTCTCGTCAGGCATCAAACTGACTCGCCAGCCACGTGCAGTGATCCCCGTCCGGGTAGCGAACCCAATACTCGGGACCATTTTCGGACGTCTCGGATATAGCGTCGATGACACACGGGTCGGCCCAGTGCGGGAGCTTGACCTTGTCGCCGACTTTGCGCTGCTTCGGGCGCTCCGTGAAGGTTAGAGACACCTTCCATTCGTCAGCCTTGAAGATCTCGGCGTCATCGTCCACGGTCTCGCGGACGGTATAGCACTTGATATTGCCGCCAGCGTCTCGCAAGAAGTTGACGGATTCTGGATCTTCGAATGTGCGCGTCTTCTCCGCCGTCATTCCGAGGCCTCCGGCTGCGCGTGCTGAAGCCTTTCCTTCCGGGCGATGAACCCGGATTCGCGGCCCTCTTCCCCGGCCACCCAGGCGAGGTCACCGTGGACGTGAATGACCTCTGTGGGCTCATTAGGCCGCCAACCGGGCGTACCGACGACCATGTCCCCGGGGGCGATGGGCTTCTTCTTCGTGAAGGTGAGTTCCATCTGCCACTCGTCCTTGTCGAAGACGACCCCACGGCTCCAGTCGTTGCGCACCTCCCAGCCGACATGCCCGAGACGGCCCTTCGAATCCTCCAGGACCGCCGTGATGTCTCTGACGCAGACGTCGCGGAATGTCATGACCTCGCTCTCCGTCTCAGACATTGACGGACTCCGCGTGCTTGAGGCGGTCGGCGGTGTATGTGCTGGGCTCACTCATCCCGCTCCAGATCACCCAGAGAGCGGACCCATGCTTCGCGATGACCAAGCCGTTCCTGAGAACGCCGTTGACCACGTCCACACGGTCTCCCGTCTCGATATCCCTTGTCCTGCTCAGCGTGACCTTGAGATCGAAGACGGCCGTGCCGTAGTACATGGGATATGGGTTGCTGTTCTTGGAGATCTCCCAGGAGCCGTCGCGGCGCCGCAGACGCACGTCCTCGTAGCGCGAACCCCCATTGACCTTCTTTACCGCAGTCTCGGCCACGGTGATGTGGTATCCGCTTGGACGCCGGACCCAGATCTCACGGCTGTTCCCCACCTTGCCGATCGCCGCGACGGTGCCTTCTCCGCTGAAGTCGCTGGACGTCACCTTGCATCCGGGGAAGATGGTCTTGTCCTTCGACGTGAGCTCGGCAGTCGCCTTCCACTTCTCCTCGCTGAAGAGAGTGCCGTTGATCCGGAAGTGGTTGGGGATCATGTACAGATCCCAGGGATTGTCGAAGACCTTCTCCTCAGTCACCGGCTTCTTCGCCTTCGCCTCTTCCAGGAAGGGCGTCATGACACTGGGCATGGTTGTGCTCCGATCTTGAGCTGATTGTTGGATCGACTTACAGGTTGGGGTTCTTGGCGTTGATCTCGTGTTCGACCTGGCTCCGGCAGACGCAGTAGTCGCAGAGGAAGCGCACCTGCCCGGCCCCCTTTTTCTTGGGGTTGTACCGACCGAGCGCGGCATCTTTCCGCTCTTCGGCGGTGGGAGGCGCCAGGCGCTTCTCGTCCGAGTGGAAGTCGCCGCAGCGGATAGGGCTATTGCGGCCCTTCCAGCAGGCCATGGCGTCTTCCTTGAGCGTCTCGACCGTGTTGTAGACCCACGGGTCCATGCCGGTAGTCTGGCCGCCTTCTCCGTCCCAGATCTGCTTGACGAAGGCCTTGCGTCGCTCCGGATTGCGCCAGAGCTTTTGGAGGATCCCCGCGTAGAGTCGGCCTCTATGTGGCTCTCCGTCCGGCGTGCGGTGGGGCTCCAAAGCCGCCTTCAAGGCGAAGTCGTTCTCCGGGCGGCCCTCGAAATTCGGGAGCTCTTCGGCCGTCATGCAGTCCTTGCAGATGAGGACTCGGACACGCGGCTCATCCGGGAAGTCGTTAAGCTCAATCATCGTCGGCCACGTCCGCGAAGTTCTCGGGAAGTGGAAGGGCGGTCACGTGATACGGAGAGACGCCGACGCCGATCTTCCGGTCTACATTCCGCCAGCGCTTCCTCTCCCACTCGATGTCGAGTAAAGGACCCTTACCGAAGTCGCGACGGTAGACCTCTTTGACGACACCGATGCCGTCGTTGCGCCAGATTACTCGGCTGCCAGGGGTTATCTCCGTTCCCAGCCAGTCCCATGCCTTCGTCGCAGTCTTCGGCTCCATTTTTTCTCCTACACTCCGTAGTACGGGGGGACGGACACTTCCTTCGGATCCGGATCGCTCTGGTCCGGCCAGACGGTGACGCTGCGAGCTGGCAACGGATACGCGATGTCCGCAGCCCCGCGATAGTTCTGCTTCTCCTCCGGCCGCACCTCAACATGGCGCTTGTCGGAGTAGACGTAGGCGACGCGACCGATACCCCAGCCCTTGTTTCGGTAGACGACCCGCGTCCCTACCCGGACTTCCTCGCCGCGCCAGTCGTGGGCGACGCGCTCTTCTTCGCTGCTTTCCGTCAGTACCATGAGTGCCTCTGCCACCAGGCCCATGCATCGCAGGGCGTGCCATATCGCGAGTGGATGTACTTGATCATCCACCGCAATTGAGTCTTGGGATTGTCGCGCCAATCGGCGCCCTCCGATGACATTTTTGCCCCAGGTAGAGACTGTGGAACACCGTATGAGCCATCCGGGTTACCCGCATGGGGGTTCCAGCCTGACTCATGGTCGATGATGTGGGCCAGACAGGTGAATTCGTAGGATGAACCCACAAGAGAAGCCGCGTATTGCTGAATAGCGCCTACGGCCATACGGGTGACAGGAGCGGCCGATTTAAATGGCGATGCCGATTTGCGCGGGGACGGCTTCGTTGTGAGTCTGGCGGGCGCTCTTGTAGGTGTGGGAGCCGCCGTTGTGGATGAGACGGCCGGAGGCGGCGCCAGGGGGAGGACGAGCTCGGCACTTCGCGGAGCTGGGGCCCGAAGGGCATCCGTGCGCTCTGCGCTGCGAACTGAGCGGTACTGCATCACCGCACCCGCTAGGAAGAGGGCCATCACCACCAGCGGGAGGATGATCTTGGTGGTGACGGCCCCCGTACTATGACTTCCAGACATGGTCACTCGATTCGTAGGCGATCGGTGGGACGGTTAGGCGATCACGTTGAAGATGCCTGTCTCAGTGGCCAGACGACGGAGCGAGGTGTCTCCGGGGATGCCGTCAGCGTCGACGCCGCCGTAGCCGAGGGACTGTTGCCACTTGGAATAGGCGGCCCGCGTGTACGTTCCGAAGGCTCCGCGAGTCCACGCCTTGTCGGTGTCGTCGAGGAGGTTCTTCGCGATGAGCCCGCGCTGGACCGGATAGACGTTGGCGAAGTTCGTCGTCTGCCCGTTGGGGATGTGAGGGTCGTTTCTCGCGCACATCTGCACAATCTGAAGCGAGACGACCGGGGTCGTAATGCCTGGCTTGCCGTTCACGAGCTGGGACAGCTCGGCGACTGTGCCCTTGAAGGCGTTGAAGTCGACCGGCTTGCCGCCGTAGACGAGATTGTTCGCGTACTGCCAGACGATCGGACTCGCGCCGCCGTAAGGCTGCCAGCCGGGGCCGGAGTCGCTGTAGGTCGTGTAGTGGCTGGAGACGATGGCCGCGCCAAGAGCCGTGATGCGGCTGAGGTCGCCTCCGACGATGCGCCAGTACCAGTAGGGGAAGTAATCGGCCCAGACCCTTCCGCCAAGCCTCGTGAGCTCCCTGATGAATGTGCAGCAGTCGTCGACCGTGGGATTGGAAGAGCCCTCGGTCTCGGTGTCGACCATGCAGGGGGTCGTCCCTGCGTAATTCCAGTAGTTGGCGGCCTGAGCCGCCGCGTTCCCTGCCTTCAGGAAGTGATAGCCCGAGAAGATCGAGCCCTGCGCGGCGGCCTGCGCCTTGAAATTCTTGAACTGCGGATCTCGCCAATCGGTGCCTTCGGTGGCCTTCGCGATCACGGCGACAGTACCGGGCTGCACCATAAGCCCGGCCTGCCAGCTAGAGACGTCAGGAAACCAGACGGTCATCTAACGCTCCTTACGCGAACGTCACACTCAGGTCGGCAGTCTCCGCCGAGGAGCCGGTGGCGTTGTTCGCGACTACTGCGTACTTGCGGGTCGTGGTCGTGACGCCGTTGGTGACGGTGAATCCGGTAGACGTCACCGGAGAACTGGTCAACTTCGTGCCGGGATGGGCGGAAGTCGTGTCGTAGACGTCGTACGAGGCCGCGCCGCCAGTCGGAGCCGTCCAAGAAAGAGCTGCGGAGGTCGTCGTGGGCGTCCCATTCGCCAGGCCAGTCGGGACACCCGGCAGGAAGAGAACCGACACATTCGGAGTACGCGTCGACTCGGCAGTGCCATTCAGCGCGGTGACGGCATAGGTGTGAGTGGTATTCGCGCTTCCGTTGGTCGCGCTGTAAGTCAGCGTCGCCGAAGAAAGCGGAGAGCCGGTCAGCTTCGTGAGCGTTCCGCCCGTCGTGTCGTAGACGTTGTAGCCGGTCGCGCTCGGAGAGCCGCCGGGAGCGGTCCACGTGAGCGTCACGCCAGTCGCGGTGATGGAGGAAGTCGTCGGAGTGCCGGGCGTCGCCGGAGCCGGGACATTGTTGATGGTCCACGCGAAAGACTGCTGACCGGCCGCGCCGGTGACGGTATTCGTGACGGTGACGATGACCGTGACAGGCGTCCCAACGGGCACATCCGGAGTACCGGTGATGATGCCGGACGTCAGGTTGAGCGTCAGGCCGTGGGGGAGCCCCGTCGCCGTGTAGTGCAGCGTGCCGGAGGCCGTGCCGGAAGCGGTAATCGTCAGGTTGACCGTGTCGCCGATGACGTTCGTCTGGCTGCCCGGGTTGGTGACGATGACGCTGTCGGTCGGGGCCGGAATGACGTACTGCGGATTGACCACAGGGAAAGGCCCCTCGCCGCCGACAAGAGAGCCGGAGGGCGTAGAGACGCCGGTAACCGTGTACTCGTACGTACCGGGAAGGGTGGGCAGCGTCGCGTCGTAGTGGAACGTCGAGCCGGACACATTCGCGACAAAGGAGTACGTCGGCAGACCGCTGTACTTGTCGCGCGTGACGGAATAGACGTTGAAAGAGTCCGGCGCGGGCAGGCCCGGCAGCTTCATCGGCGAGGACCAGGAGTCGATATACGACGGCGGCAGAGAGCCGCCGGGCGCGGAATGGGACCAGCCCAGCGGATCCGTCACGTTCTTGTCGACGGCCCACGTGAGCCGGAGAACAGTCGGCGAATTCGTGGGGTTGGGCAGCAGAGAAACAATCTTGACGCGGGCCGGGAGCTGAGGATTCAGCTTGTCGTCGGCCGTCAGCGGGTCGTTGGTGGGGCCGTTCGGCAGGCCGACGGTGGGATACCCCGTCATCTCCGTGCCGTTATTGAGCAGTACGCGCGAGTCAGCGGATGTAGGCATCAGGAAACTCCGGGATCAGTTGAAGTCGTTGTATTGGTAGAGGAAGCCGGGGAGGTGTCGACATGCTCAACAATGCCGAGCGGAGGAATCCCGGAGAACGGGTCCTTGTCCGAGATCGCATAGCGCGTGGAGAGCCTGTCCAGTACTTCCGTGGCCTCGGCGCCGACCCGGTCCGGATTGAGCTTCGTCCCGAAGCGCTTGTTGAGCCACGGAACGACAAAGGTGGTGATCAGGCCGACGACGAGGGACACGACCTCGCTGAGGATGTTCGTCGTGGGGGTCATGGCCTGCCGTCCTCGGTTTCCAGCCCCTCCAGGACGATGCGCCAGGAGGCCCACAGGGCGACGACGGCGTACAGCAGCGTCCAGCCCCATCCCGCATGCGAGACGAGCGAGAGATAGGCGTAGGCCGTGAACAGCCCGCCTACCGCCAGACGGGCCCACGCCACGCGGTTCATGGGGATCGACAGCAGGCACAGAACCGCGACGACGAAGCCGATGATCGCCAAAATAACGCCGAAATTGTCTACGGTCCCCGGGCTGTCGCCGCTCCAGCCGTAGGAGTCTCCGATGTGGTAGGCCGCGATAGCGCTCATGACGCCGAATCCGACCGCTGCGAGCTGCTTGTGCGTAGAGGGCATGTCAGCTCCCGGGGTAGCGGACGGGCCGCGTAAGAGTCGTGTTCGGGGTGACGACCTGGCCGCCGGTCGGGGAAGTTTTGACGGGCTCCTCGTGAATCCCGTACCAGGTATCCGGCAGATCGGCGCGGTTCTCCTCGTAGGTCTCAGGCTCGACGAAGCCGTCCCTATTCTGGACAGCCTTTTTGTACGTGCCGTCCGTCGCACCCTCCATGAGGGACTCGTACAGCGGACGCAGACTCGGGTATGCCATCACCACTCACCCAACTTCATTGCTTTTGGGACCGCTCTGCGACCACCGCCACCGTTATTCGCGTCGATCTTCTTCGTCTCGCCGACTGTGCTGGCGATCGGAACGGAACGGCTTGCCTCCGCAGAGGGCGCCTCCTTTAGCGACGCGCCGCGCTTCAACTTGCGCTTGTCGCCGACCATGTCGCCGCCGTGCTCGGTGTGCTTGACGTTGTCGCCGAGGCCCCCGCGACGTCTGTCACCGGCCCTGTTCCCCTGACCGAGCCTGCTCTCTGCCATCTCACATCACCCCAAGAACCGGGGACATGGTCCCGGAGTAGCCCGAAACGCGCCCGGTGAAATCGACACGCGGATAGCGGTCGTCCAGAGTTGCGATGTCGCGGATACCGATCTGACGGTTGTCGTAGCCGAACCTCGCGGGGGTACGGCCGATGTTCGGAATGGGCGGACGGGTCAAGGCGATCTGATTGGCCGGGCGCGTGTAGTAGGCAAGCGCTTCGTCGACAATCGTCTCCGGCAGCGAATTCCACGGCCGCCGCGCGTAGATCGAGTCCTGGTTACTCGGCATCAAGACCACCTCGGGAGTAAGCGGCTCTGCTGAGCGCGTCGCCGCTCGTCGTCACCCGCCACGAATGGCGGCTCCATTTCGCTCGTATAGGCCATCTGCCCGGTCGCGAACCGCTCGGGAGTGGTCACAGCGGACAGGTTCTTGCCGTCGTCGACCAGCTTCGAGCCGATGAAGGACCCGCTTTGAGTCCATTTCCTGCCGCGTGCCTGCGCTTGAAGCGCGACCGTGGGGTTGACCTGGTCAGTCCAGTAGTAATCCGCCGGATCGACCCGTTCTCCCTTGTGGACCCCGCGCTGAAAACTCTTCTGTGTCGCGCGGTTTACGGCCCCGATAACCCTGTCCTCGCGCCGCGAATTGATCGTGCCGAGGTATCCTTCCGGGTACTGCGCAGTCGGGACGAACCCGGCCTGCATCTGACGCTTGGCGTCGGAGATGCTCCTGGCGCCGGAAATGAGATAGCCGCCGCCCTGCCCGTATACCGAGGTAGCCCCCGGCATAGGGATGTTGTAGGGCGGCGAGTAGCTCGAATTCTGGCTCACGTGTATAGACCTCGGGAAATATCGTGGGTAGGCGTCCACGCGGGGTCGCCCATACTCTGGACGTTCGCCCTCGGAGAGATCGAGGAGACCGAGTCCGCGACGGTGCTAGCCGCCCGGCCCCGTGCCGCCGCATGCCCGAACTGGGCCGAGGAAAGGCTTCGTCCGGCCGACACAGCGCCTCGCCGGGCTGCCTGCTCGCTGCGGGTGGCGGCATCGACGCTCCGCTGAGCGGAGGCCATGCTGCGCGCCGCCGCGAGCTGCTGCCGAGGCGTGTTCGCAAGCGCCGCCTGAGCGTTAGCGAATGTCACCCGGCCCGCTGCTGCGGTGCTCTGGGACTGTGCGCTGGCGATACGGCCCTGGGCCGACGAAACGCGGTCCTGAGCGTCCAAGACGCGGCCTCGCGCGGCATTCAGGTCGTGCCGGATCGACATGAGGCCGCCGATGCCACCTGCCATATCAGCCTCCCCTACGGGTATCGCCGGGGCCGCTGCGCGACGGCATGATGCGTACATTGCGGCCGGTGTCGGTGTGTGTGGAGGCGCCGGAGTAGGAGCGCCCGCAGGACACGACACCGGCCGGGCCGCTGCGCTCAGCGGTATTCGTCAGGACGTTCCGGCGGTTCGCCTTGTCCTTGATGGTCGGGTCGGCGGACTGGGTATTACCGCGCTGCCGCTGCTCACCCGCGAAAGTCTTCTGCCACGTCGGCGCTTCCGCACCGAAAGACTCATTGGGGCCCTTGTAGCCCTTGTCGGCAGGAGCGGCGCCCATGCCGGGGTGCCACGAGCCGCCGGAGAACTGGCCGCCGGACAGAACCGAATGTGACATGCTTCCTCCCATATAGGTCAATACCAGGATATCCGGCGCGTAACTGAGGGCGTTAAGCCCGGAAAACGCGGATGGCAAGCCCCTGGATATCGCCTTCGGCGGTAGTGCCGTTGAAAAAGACCGGGTCGGCCAGCAACTTTATGCCGTATGGGGCGACGAACGACTTGGCGATGGGGATGGCCTTGATCGCCTGGTTCACCGCACCAGCCCCGATGGCGCGAAGGACGACATTGCTGCCCCCGCTGACGGTATGCGCGATGGCGCTACCCAATTTCAGCGGATCGGCTGACGCCTTGACCTTGAAAACCACATCTTCAACGTCATCAATCTTCTCGTCCATTTCGAACTCTCCCTCTACCGAACGTTTACATTCAGATTAGAGGGGCACTTCTACAATCTGTTATTCTTTGCGACGACAGCGAGGACTTCCTTCTCGTGCTTCTCGGTGGCGCCCTTCGTGCTGGCCATCGCTACGCGGGCGAGAACGTACGCATCGGCCTCGTCGTCGGACTTGAACCTCTCGCCCCACCTGGATTCCACGGCAGCCATGACGTCCTCCTTCGAGACGCCCTTACCGCCGCCGGTCGCGAACTTTTTCAGGGCTGACGGAGCGACGACTAGGGGACGGCGACGGAACTCCCGCATGGACAAGATCCGCGTTATGCCGCCGATCTCACCGGCCATCTCACGGCCGAATTTAGCCCCCGGCGCATAGCCCTCGACGGCGACGGCCTTTACGTCGTGGCAGGCGTAGATCGTCTCAAATTTGTCCTGGAGGACACGGAAGATGATGTCGAGCCGGACGGACCCGGTGCCGGTCAGCTCAGGAGTGAAAACGAGACGCTCCACATGGCAGCTCTCGTCGGCGTTTATCCGCGCCAGGCCGTAGCCGCTGTAGGAGGGATCGATGCCGATCCAGCAGGCCGACCTCACCGAACAGCGAAATCGGTGTCGGGAACAAGGATGATGGCTGGCTCCCCCTCGGCTCTTGAATACACGGCGCTTATCGCGTACTCGTGGTCTCCGATGGTGACGAGAACCCTAGCGCTAGGATTCTCAGCCACGCACTCGATCAACGTCTCGGCGCTGATCTCTTCCGCGTACGCCATTAGGGTCAGAGTAGCCATCACGCCTCCTCGAAATCAGGTTCCAGGATGACGACGAAACCCTCTTGCGGATCAAGGCAGTCGAAGTCGACGCTCTTCAGCGGAAGGATTCCGTTCGTACCGGCGTCGATGTACACCGGCAGCTCGCCGAGGTGCTGATGCAGGGCCTTCACGAGATCTTCGTTGAGCATCATCAGTTACCCCACTTGTCGGCCCGGCCGGAAAAGACCTTCGAGCCCCTGCGGGAGAGTTCGCGGGACATAGCGGCGGCATTGCGGGTGCAGCGGTTGAGGATCATCTCCATACCCCGGCGGAGGCACGTTTGGCGGTAGAGGGAGTCCTCCAGGCGTACGACATCCGGATCCGCAGAGGCCGCACTCTTCGCGGCTGTGACGGTCTTTGCTCCGGTGACGGCAGCCAGCGCCTTTCCCCTGGCACGACTGAGCTTGGTCTCCAAATCTCCCTCATCGCACTGCGCCACCCACAAAGAGGACTCCGCGTAGGACGTCCACTCCGTGAAGGCGAAGAACAGCCGCATGAGGTCGTCTTCCGGCAGGAGCGTGGGATCATCAGGGAGCTCCGGCATACCCCCCTCGGGATTCGACAGAGTCAACTCGGACGGAGGGGTTTCCTTGAACTTGAATCCTGCACTGCGCATACAGTTGATTGCGTTCTGGACTGGGTCCTTGTATCCGGTCGAGTACTGCACCAATTCTGCTGACACTTGCCAGTCCTCTCCATCCCAGACCTTCAACGTCGTACCGTCGATGCAATAGGTCGAGCCCGGCTCAAACGCAGTCATCCGCCACCTCGTACGGCAGGCAGGCCGGGCAGAACTCGTCCCCTCGGATGTTGCACACCGGAGGCTCCAGCGACTTCACCGCGTCCACGATGCGCGAGGCGTTCTCCAAGATGTCATCGATGACAGGCTGGTCGAACTTCACGATGAAGGACTTCGACTCTTGGTTGGCCTTGAAGTCGTAGATGAATTGGATCTCGTCGACCTCCAGCCCGAGATTCCGCGCCAGCCAGAGGTAGAGCTGACCCTGTCGGCGGGCCGGACGCAGAGGACGGCGGAAATCGCGCCACACGTTCTCCAGCGCCACCCAGCTCTTCCCGAGGTGGTACATCTCGTACGGGGCGACGAAATCCGGGTCCTCGTACTTCATGCCGCCGTAGGACATGGTCTTGACTTCGAGGAGCCGTCTGTACTTCGGAAGGTAGCCGTCCGTGCGGCCGGAGATCATCAGCTCTGGGCATTCGAGCTTGAGCTCTTGGTATTCGAAACGGTAGCTCCCGCACGCAGGGCAGTTCTCCGGAGCGAACTCATACCACTCTTCCCGGCACGAATCACACTTCCAGTCGCCTTCGAGCTCCTTCATCTCCGTGAGCCAGCGCTGCCACTTGCCGTGGGTGTTGTGGCCCTCCTGGAAGATGTTCTCCATGCGGAAGCTCGTCGGGCGCGGATTGTGCATGATGTTCGTGACGATGCGCTGGTAATTGGCCCGGATGCACCAGTCGCTCTTGACGGCCTCGGACGGGTGGATGCAGTCGATACGGCGGCCTTCCTCGCCCTCTTCCTTGAGCGTCGCCTTCAGCATGACGTGACGCTGAATGTCGGCGAACAGCGGATCGGGCGCCTTCGCGGCCTCCAGATACGCGGCGAGGCCCTTCTTAGGAGTCGTCACGGCACAACCTCTCCAATTGCTCATGTGTCCATCGGTACGGCTCCCCTGGGAAGACAAGTCTCAGCAGACGCCGTTCCTCCGGGTCCATGCCGCCCCAGATTCCAGAGGCCTCGTAATTCGCGTGCGCCTCGTAGAGGCACTCCATCCGGCGAGGGCAGACCCAGCCGTCGTACCTGCCGTTGCAGATGTCCTTTGCCTCGGGGTGCTCGTCGCCCCAGGGGTCGTAATCTCGCGTCGGAGTCGGAAAGTGCAGGCACTTCGCGGAGCCGTCAGGGTGATTCGCCGACCAATCCGGCATCTTCGACTGGGAGAGAAGCATCAGCGATCGTCCCGCAGCGAGACGAAGACGTCCGTACTCACAACGGCGTAGCTCTTCCCTGCGATGTCCACCACGAGCGCGTATTCGAGGTTCTCCATAGCCGCCTCCTGCTCGATCTTGTCCAGGACTGCTCTCGTGAGCCGGTAGGACTGCTTCTCGGTGACCTTGCACTCGACAAGGAAATCGGGAGTCGATACGTCTCCCTTGCGCATCCACTGAGATCCGCTCCCCGGCTGGACCTTTCCGCCGAGGCGCTTCGCTACGGCCTTCTCCTGCTCGCGGGACGCCTTGATGCGCTTATCCACGGAGCGACACCGCAACGAGGATCTCGTCCCTGATGAGCTGCCGCATCGGCTCGTTCTCACGGATGGCCGCGAGGCACTCGTCCTTGCTGCCCCAGCGCTGGCCGCCGTAGGAGAAGAACCGTCCCGCGCGATGGATGACCCCGTGGTAGACGGACAGTGCCATCATTTCCTTCGCGATGTCGTAGTCCCCGCATTTGAAGCCGTCAGCGGTGTCCTTGACGTAGAAGTCGACGCTCATCGTCTGGCCGGGCGGGCTCACTTTCGACTTGACCGTGAGGAAATTCATCGTGTGGCCGACGCGGGCCTTGACGCCCTCGGTACCCTCGGCGAGGATGTCTTCCTTCTTCGTGATCTTGAGACGCGAGTAGAACGCGTAGTTCTTGGCGTTGCCGCCCGGCGTCGTCAGAGGAGTGCCGTGAGGGGAGAACCCGCCGATGTCCGCGCGGAACTGATTGATGAAGACCCCGAACCAAGGCCGCTCACCGGGAGCTCGTCGGCCAGCCTTCCCCGCCTTGCGGAAGAACTTCCCGGTATAACGAGCTCCGAGAGCGACGGTGACGTCTTCCATGTCTTTCTTGTCTTCGACGTTCGTCACCAGGGCCGGGTAGCTGTCGAGAACGATGCAGTCGAATTCCTTGGAGGCCATCGCCTCCAGCATCACCTCGTAGGCCTCTTCCATGACCTGCGTAGGGAGCCAGACGACGCGCTCCACATCGACGCCCAATTTCGACGCCCAAGCCGGCTCGTAGCCCTCGGCGCCGATCCAAAGCGTCGTGAAATCCGGGTTCGCGGCCTGATTTGCCGCGACGGACTTGTGGACGAACGACGTCTTGCCCGCGCTTTCCTTCCCGATGACCTCAGACCACTGGTTCGCCGGAAAGCCGCCCGCCAGCATCGCGTCAACCGACAGCGAGCCCGTCGTGAAGGGCGTGACCGGCGCGATCTCGGAGGCGATGAGCAGAGAGCCATCGCCGTACTTTTTGTTGATGGATGCGACGACCGCCCGTGCGGCCGGGGATATCGTCGCCATCAGAGCCGCTCCGCGATGAATTCCGGATGGAATCCGAACGCGGGTGCCTGCGGGACAGGCTTGCCGAAAGGCGTGCCGTGGGAAGGGCTGACGCCGGATAGCGCCTGAAGGTTGGGATAGTTGCACTCGAAACAGCGCGCCTGGACGCTTCTGGACGGCTGCATGTAGCTGCCGCGACCGCAGTTCGGGCAGGTGCCGCCCTTGTCCGCGCTCGGCGCCGTCGTGCGAAGCGGCTTCTGCGCGCTGTGCGCAATAGCTGCCTCAGGCGTGTAGGGATTGGCCTCCGGCGGAACGCCTGTAGACCACCAGGCGACCGGCTGCTGCGTCTGCGGTGGGGGCTCCTCGCCGGAGAGCTTCGCGGCCCAGAAATTCATGGCGCACCAACCTTCAAATACCCGTGATCGACCAACTGCATGATTACCGCGAACGCGGCGAAGTGGGAGACCTTGACGAAATGGTCGACGGCTTCCTCCGGAAGAGGCCCGCTGTCGTCGGGAGTGCACAGGGCAGCCGTAAGCCGCCCGCACGTCGTGGACAGATCCGCGATTACCTCCGACAGCGGCTCAACCGCCGAGCAACGAATATGGCTCTGGTGATGCTCGATCTGGTCGACGTCGGACGAGGCCGGAATGAATCCGACACGCCGGGCAGTCTCATCGAAATCGTCGCACGGGGTCAGGTCGCGCAGCATGTTTCGAGCGACGAGAGTGTCATCCTCGGTGGAGTGACTGCACATGACAACTCATTTCTATCGACCTGATAGAAGGATACCCGATCTTGTGCGACAAGTATCTTCCCGGGCAGGTTCTCAGCCCTTCGCGTCACTCCATCGCTCACAAACTTTGACGTCCGTCACCAGCGGCACCCGCAAAATCTCATGAATCCCCTCTCCGACCATCGCCCAACGGAGAATCTCGGCGCCCTCCTCGACTTTTGACCGAGGAACAGCGCACAGCAATTCGTCATGCAGGGTGACGAGGATCTTCAGCCACGACGGGCGGTTCTTATTGAGCCGGACCATGGCCAGTTTGATGAGGTCCGCATTTCCGCCCTGGCAGACCGAGTTGAGGAGCTGTCGGCGGGCGGCGGACTGCTTCCAGCGAACGGGGGAGCGCAGGTCGGGGAGGCGGCGGTAGCGTCCCAGGAGCGTCCGGATGTGCGGCACCTCCCGCGCGCAGGCAGTCTTGAAAAGCCGTTCCTTGAACTCGTAGATCTCTGGGAACTCCTGCTCGTGCTTTTTGAGGATCTTCCGCGCCTCTTGAACCGACCGGCCCATCTTTTTCGCCACGAGTTCCTCCTGGGCGTCGTAGCTGATGGCGAAGGCGAGGGTCTTGGCCAGATCGCGCATCCAACTCTCGACGTCTTCGGGGGCCACTCCGAAAACAGCGGCAGCCGCCGTCGTGTGGGCATCGATGCCGTTCATGAAGCCCTCGTACAGGAGCCCGTCGCGGCAGTAGTGCGCAAGGATTCTCAGCTCGCATTGCCCGTAGTCAGCGTCCAGGAGAACCCAGTCGACGCCAGGCGGCCCGAAGAAATAGCGGATCTTCTTTCCGACGTTTCCGCGCGCTGGGATGTTCTGGAGGTTGGGCTCACGGCCGGAGAATCGTCCGGTCCTCGCGCCGTACTGTACGAACGTCGGGTAGACCTTGCCGTCGAAGATGATGCTCGGCTTGTCTTCGGTCCCCAAGTAGCCGTCAAGATAAGTACCCTTGATCTTCGAAAGCTCCTGGAAGTCGAGGATCGCATCAACGACAGGATGGCCGATGTGGGCTTTGAGGGACTCCTCGTCGGTGGAGTAGTCCTCGTAGGTGAGCGGCTTGCTGGCCCGCTTCTTTTTAACGCCCCCGTCTGTCAGCTTCGTCGGCTTGAGCTTGCAGTAGTCCGGCCCGTAGAGAACCTCTTGCTTCTGCTGGGTGCTGCCGAGGTTGAAAACGGTTCCGGCGGTGCGGTAGACGCGTTCCTCGACATCGACGATCTCTTTGCGGAGCTCCTCGCGCAGCTCCTTCATGGCCTCGACATCGACGTTGATGCCGTTGGACTGCATGTGGAGCAGGCACTCCAGCACGCCCATCTCAAGCTGCCAGATGTATTCGAGCTTCTCGTCCGCCTTGAGCTGAGGGCGGAATCTCTTCCAGAAGAGCCACTCCATGCGGCTGTCCAGCCACGCGTATCTCGCGACCTTCCAGAATGGGTGGATCTCGACACTCTTGCCGACGCTCTCCGAGTCGTAGTCGAGCCCGTAGATGGAGTTCGTGAGGGGCTTGAGACCCTTCTGGCGGTTCTCGTCCAGCAGCCACCCCGCGACGAGCGTATCCCCGTACGGACCGCACGGATACTTCTCCCCGAAGTACTTCGCGACGGACAGCAAGTCGAAGGGCGCGTTGTGTGCGATCTTCGTGATCTCAGGGTTGAAGAACAGCGGCCGGAGGAAGTCGAATACCTCTTGCCGGTCTAGCTGCTCCGGGGGAGGGGAGTAGACGGCCGGGTAGTGGACGAACAGGCCCGTCTCTTTGTTCTTTCGCCGCGTGGCCTTCGAGATGAGGGTGTTGCCGTTGGGGTGGCCCAAAGGAATGACGACGGTTCTTCCCTCGGTCGCCATGGACATCCACGTGACTTCGTTGACTTTCGGCACCTTGCGATATTCACCGACCGTCTCCACGTCGAAGACGAATGCGCCCGCCTGTTCGGCCGTCTTGACGAACGGCTCAAGCTGTTCCAAGTCAAGGATGAGATCTTGCTTCATTGCGGCTCCCAGAACACGGAGAAACCCCGGCCCTACGTCAGGGATAGAGCCGGGGCGATTGCTACTTCAGGGCGGCGTCTCAGATCAGCCTGACCGGCAGCGCCCATCCGTGAAGGTAGTACCCGTTGCCGGGGTTGCCCTCGGCCTCTGCGATGCGGGTGATGGTGCCGTCCTCGGCGATGACGTTGATCCACGCCGAATATCCTTGGAAATCCTCATCCTCGCTGTCGTCGATCTCGACAGAGGTAATCAGGTTCTCGCAGGCGGCCAGCTTCTTCAGCTCGATCCACGAGCAGCAGTCAGAGTTGTCCTGGTCGAACTGCAAACGCCTGCCGTTCGAAAGCGTGAGCGTGTCCTCAGTAACCGAGGCAATACTCTGTCCGATCAGCTCTTCCCGGAACTGCTCCTCGGACAGATACTCGGTGTCCTCTGACGGCGCCCACGGAGTTTGCCAGCCCATGTCCGTGTCGCCTTTCTGCTAGGGGAGAAGGTCCAGAACCTCGCGCATCTGCTTCTCGTCGAGAGGCTCCTTCACCCGGCCAGTCTTCTTGTTCTTCGCCAGATCGGCGATGACATCGGCCGACAGGGGAGCGATCCCGTAGTCCTCTTCGAGGTCGCGGGCCTTGACGTCCTTGACCCGGTACTCGACCCGCTTGCCGGACTTCGCCTTGGAGACCTCGAAGTACAAACCCTCCTTATTGAGGGGCGAGGTCTTCGGGACGTCCGCGTAGTCCGCGAGCTGCTTCGCGGCCTGGGAGCCCATTTCCCAGATCTTCAGCGTCGGGACGGCGGGGTTCTCCAGAGAGATGACGTTGAAGAACACGGAGATCTTCGTCGTCTTGTCTCCGGCCCGGCACAGGGGGCACGGCGGCATCGTCTGCTCCTCGTTCTCGTCCACGAGAGAGTCCCAGCACGCCACCGACTTCGAGCCGTCCGTGATGCTCTCAACCCAGTGGCAGTTGAAGGTGTCGAAAGGCGCCTCGTCGAGGATGAGGATGATGCGCCGCTCCTCGTCGACCTTGAGATAGGAACCGGCGTCGCCGAGCTGCGAGGCGGCCTTGTGGTAGGCGCCCCACCCTCGGGAGGAGCCCTTCGCGGGAGAGTCGGAGTTGTTCGCCGGGACGGCGCGGGAGCGGTTGAAAGTCTTGGAGGCTTCGGCGGTGGGGCTCATGGCTTGTCCTTGGGGGGTGTGTGAGTGTATTGGTCGGACGGTGAGGGCTGGGGTACGGAGGTGATCGGGGGCGGCAGCTCCCGCGTCTTGAAAAGCTCGAAACAGCGCTCGGAGAATCTCGTCTGCTTGATGAAGCGACGGCGGTTGTCGAGGATCCCCTCCTCATGTGCAATGCGCGCCACTCCCTCGATTTGCTTGCGGGTGTAGAGACGGCGGCGCCCATGCCTGTCGGCACCCCCGACGATGAATGAGGGCTTGGGGAATATCCCCTGTGCCTCCCAGCCGCGAATGGTCATCGACGAGCGCATCAGGGCGTTCGCGAGGTGGCCGATGGTGAAAAACTCGCGGGGGTAGCCGTCAACGACCTTGATGTACGGGCGCGAGTCCCAGGGGTACGCCCATTGCGGCGTCACGTCCTTCTGTCGCTGCTGCGACTGCCACGGGATCGGTGCCATCACGAGCTCGGCTTGAAGGAGAAGGACTCGACCATGGTGAAGATGTTGTCCATGTCCTCCTGGGTGAGGACGCCCTTCTGATACTGGACATACAGCTCGTCGGGGTCGAGCGTCGGCACGGACGGAAAACAGGTCTCGTAGATTCCCTTGGCGCGGCATATGAGCTCCGCTACCTCGGGATCGACACGCGGGGAGACGCGACGCTCCCGCTTGATGCGCCTGTACTCCTGGCCGCCGATGGCGAATGGGAGCTCAATGAATTGTGAGCCCTTGTGATCCCGGTATCCGTGCCGCGCGACCTGCTCGATGCAGTAGTCCCGCAACTCGTTCATCTCGCGCGTGGACTCCTCGATGTCCTGCTTGAGGAGCGCCCACTTGCGGAACTGGATTATGAGCGCGGGGTCATAATTGACCTCGTCGGCGTCTTCTCCTGTCATGTTCTTATGATCCCCGGGCCGTAAATCGGCGAACTGCTCCATCAGAGTGCTCCTTTTCAACGGCTCACATATTTGGACAGTGAGTCCACGTCGTTCTCGATGACCGCGTTGCCGCGACCGTCAACGATTGCGTCGGACACCCGCGCGCGGAGATTCAGCGTTTTGAGCACCCGCTCTTCAATGGTGTCCGCGCACACGAGATTCGCGACGAAGACTTTCTTGTGCTGCGACGAGGCCCGGACGTGGCGGGCGTTGCGCTGCTTCTGCTTGCCGCCGCTGTACGGCAGGTCGAAATTGATGAGGTATTTCGCGGCGGGCAGGTCGAGGCCGTAGCCGCCCGCGTCGGTGGACAGGAAAATCCGGCAGTTCGGATCGTCCTGGAACCGGTCGGCCGCCACGGCTTTCTCCGACGCCGACATGCCGCCGTGGTAGAGCACGTACTCAAGCGCGTACGGTCCCTTGAGATGCGCTTCGATAATCCGCTGCATGCGCCGGTACTCGGTGAAGACGATGATCTTGCTGTCGTCCTCGGCACAGATGCGCCGGATGAGCGCTTTCAGGGCGTCCAATTTTGGCGACAGCGGGGGGAGGGCGAATCCCGGACGGCACAACAACTCGGAGGCGTACTGGCATCCGCTGTTCCCCGTGTTCTCCGCGAGACGCGCGGACTCGGCCACCAGCTCCGGATCGTCGAGGAACATTCGCATCACCTGCATACGCGCCATGACCTTGCCCCGGATGGAGCTGGACAGCGCCGGGCCGCCCGCGTAGTACTCGGCGATGTTGAAGCCGGGGGAGGAGTCGCCGAGAGCCTCCAATGCCGCCAGCAGGTCTTTCTCAATGACGCGGTACGCGCGGCGCGACGCGGCGTCCAGTTCAACCGGGATGTCGACTTCCATCACGTCGGGCAGGTAGGGCGCGACATCAGGGTCGAAGCGGGATTTCCGGATCATCGCCTTGGACAGCCTCTCGTGCAGCAGGTCGAGGTTCTTGTACCGCAGGACCCCGCCGAAGGAGTTCCGGACGATGAAGGATTTGTCGAAGTAGTCCCAGCGCCCGAGCACTTCCTTGTCGACCCACTGCATGATGCTGTAGAGCTCTTCGGGGCGGTTCTCGACGGGGGTTCCAGTCAGCGCGATGCGGATTCTGGGCTGAAGGGATTTGATGAGCTTCGCCGTCTTGCCCCGGAAGTTCTTCAGCGCCGTCGCCTCGTCGCACACCATCGCCTGAAACGGCAGAGCCTTGACGAGGTCCCAGTCCATGCGCAGAGCGTTGTAGCTACAGATGACGTAGCGCGAGGAACAGCCGATGGCGAACTGCCACTGAAGACGACGCTGCTGCTTCGTGCCGTCGATGACGACGCAATCGTGCGAATGCGGCTTGTCCCAGTCCGGCATCTCGCAGTCGGTGAACTTGCGGACGGCTTTGGCCCACTGCCACTTCAGCGAAGCCGGGACGACGACGAGCGTCGTATCGATGTCCTCCGCGCTGTAGAGACCTTCGAGAGCGGCCAGCGTGATCGGCGTCTTCCCCAGCCCCATCGAATACGCGAGGAGAGCCGCTTCGCGGTCTTGAATGAAAAGAGCCGCGTCGTCCTGGTAGGGGTACAGCTCACCGGTAAACACGAGACATCCTCCACGGCTTGCAGGCCGTCTCGATGCCGTGCTCGATCTCCTTATTGCTCAGCTCGCCCGGGTCCTTGCCTTCCTTGTCGGCGTAGTTGAAGACACGGATGTCCAGCCCGTAGCCGGACCAGCGCCGGTAGATCTGCTCCATCGCCTGGCGGCCCGCTCGATCGATGAAAGGGTTGTCCAACGCCAGGATGAGCGAGCGAGCATTCTGCTTGATGAGGCGCATCTGCGCGTCGGACACCATCACGCCGAAAGCCGCGACAGCGCCAGGAATTCCCACAGAGCCGATGCGAACCGCGCACAGCGGAGACTCGGTCAAGATGGCGACGGAGCCCTTGACGAAACGGTTCCAACCGAAAAGCGTCGCCGACTTCGTCACGTCGACCGGCCTGTTGAGGAAGGTGTGCCCGCGCTTCTCCTGCCAGCCCATGAGATCGCCGTGGGGTCCACGGATGGGGAGCACCCAAGCCCCGTCCCGCCAGCGGACGCCGTATGCCTGTGCCGCGAGACGCGTCAAGCCGCGCGCCTTCAGCTCGTCCATGGGGGGCTCACCCATCCGCGCATACTCCGGCTCTGCGACGGTGTAGAGCTTCTTTCGGGGGCCGTCGTCATCGCGACGGCGGCGGGCAGCTCCCGCGCGGCGTGTGATGATCCACCGACCGGCCTGGGCCTGCGTATAACCGAGGGCGTCCATGACGAGCTGGGTGAAGGCCCCTTTGTACTCGCAGGAGAAACAGATGAATGCTCCCGAGGACGAGTTCACCCAGAAGGACGGATGGCGGTCCGCCTTGCCGGTGCGGGCCTTGTGCATCGGGCAATGCGCGAGGATCTCCGACTCACCGGCCTTGTCGCATTCGCGGACCACCTCGACTCCGAGCTCTACGAGAGCTGCGTGGATGTCCGCCGGACGGGGGTTGTCAAGGGCGTCCAGCAGATCCCAGCCGCTAGAAGGTCGGGAAAGAGTCTTCGTCATCCTTGATCTCCTTAATATCCGGGGGCTCCCACGAAATGAGGACCCTGTGATTGCCGGGCTGGGAATTGCGGCTCGCCAGAATCGGCACGTTGTAGAGGCCCTCGACCTCTTCGTCCGCCTCCGATCCGATGAGCACGTCAGCGTCCTGAGGCCACGCCGACGTATAACCGCCGCTGTACATGCCGAGGCCGCGCCGTCCGCTCTTGCCGACGAGAGCCTGCGTGGTGGAGACGGTGGTGATCGAGGCGGACATGGCAAGCTGTTTGATCCCACGGCTGATGTTCGTCAGGGCGATGGGGGTCTGCGTCTCGCGAGAGATCTCGTCGGTGAGGAAGTAGACGCCGTCGATGAAGAGAACGTCGGGCTTGACCTGCTCGACTTTCGCCCGGAGGCCGGACAGCGTCATCGCCGACGCGCGATCCTCTACGACGACGAAAGGGTGCGCATCCTCGAACCCGAGGAACGTCGCCTCCAACTTCGCCCATTCCGCTTCCGACAGGTTTCCGGTTTGCAGGCGTCGCGGGTTGATCCCGGCCCAGAATCCGTCAAGACGCTCCGAGAGCTGACGCTCCGGCATCTCGAAAGACACCACGAGGGGGAGTTTCCCGGCCCGCCACACCGCACGAGCCAGGCCCAGGAGAAGCGTCGTCTTGCAGCTCTTCGCCAGGCCGGTGATGACGATGCTCTGCCCCGGCTGTAGGCCAAGCGTCGCCGCGTCAAGGAAGTCCAAGCCGGTCGGGATGCCGAGGAGGCCGTCCTGTGTCGACGCCAGCTTGTAGCGCTCCAGCCGGTCGTACCGGGTCGCGATGATGTTGACGTTGCACGACGGCTTGGCGATCTCGGCAGCCGCCTGTATTTTCGCTGCGGCTGCAATCGCACCGTCGATGTCGTCGTCGCCGAGAGCCGTGTCCGCCGCCGAAATGGCCATCTCGACAACGAGCCGCCGGTACTGCGTATGGAGCTGGTCGACGAGGTAGTCATCCGGGGCGCTGATGTCGTCGGCCTGGACTATCTCGTAGTCGGGGAACTCGACGAGGAAGACCTCAGGGGTAGGTACTTCGCTGTACTTTTCCTTGAACGTCAGCAGCCACTCGTACGCGCGGCGGTTCTCTGGGTCAAGGAACTGATTCGCCTCTAGGCCTGCCTTTTGAACCTTCTCCATGTCTCCCGTGAGCAGGAGCGAGGATATGAGCTGCTCCTCGACGTTCATGCGATCCCTCGCAGACTCCCGGCGGACTCCGGCGGGACGAAGCACCCGAAGGAGCCGTAGGAGCGGGCCCTCCCTGATTCGGGATCGGCGACGCCGATAACCCACGGCATGTAGGGAAGGCGGTGCCGGAGCTCACCGGGGGAGACGGCGAGGAAGCTCTGGTAGGGCACGTTCTCGGCGGCGAGTGAATCGAGGACGCCGTCTAGGAGTGGCTTCGGCAGATGCGTGACGACGGAGAAACTCCAGGGGAGCCCATCGTGCATCGCCTTCCACATGGCCGCGATCGTCAACGGCTGAGGCTCGAAGAGCTCCAGCGCCTTCCCGTAACGCCGCTGCTTCATCAGCTTGTGGAACTGCTTCATGTCGCAGCAGACAGCGATGAGCCCCTCCCAGACGACATACATCGTCGGGTTCGGCCGGTTGTCCAGATCGTTATTCAGCACGCGGCATCCGCCTGTCTGGGCCGTCGAAAACGATCGGCGGGCAGGCCTGGTTGATGAAGGAACGAAGGGGGGCGTCGTAGTGCTTCTCCCACTCCTCGCTGGACAGGTTCGTCGTGAGGATCGTCGGCGACCCGTTGTCATAGCGCGTCCGCAGGATCTCGGTGAGCACGCTCTCGCCGTAGCCGCTGCCGGAGGAGTACTCGTGGCCGACGTCATCCAACGCGACAACGTAACTGTCGCGGACGGCTTCGCAGATGCCGAGCGCCGGAATGTCAGGGTCCGAGGAGGACGACTCCAGCCTCCGCGCGTACTTGAGGTAGTCAGGGAAGCGGATGAAAAAGACCATGTGGCCGTAGTCCTTGTTGACCGACGTCAGCGCCGCGCAGGCGGCGGTTGTCTTGCCGGTGCCCGGTGCGCCGACGAGGAGCAGGCCACCCCCGAAGCGAACGTCGTAGACCGGGATGCCCCTATGTGTCACGTTCGCGACGGGCAGGTCTCGCACCCATTCGCCGACCAGCTCAAAGGGCGCCCCAAGGTCTAGACGCTCCTCGATTCCCCGGCCCCACAGCCGCCTGGGGATCCCCGTGTGTCGCCAGCGCAGGACCGCACGCATCTCGTCGAAGTCGACGGTCACCGAAGCCACCCCGAGTAGTCCTTCTGAGCGCCCCCCGACGCCTTCTCCCAGTCCGAGTAGTCCCGCTCCTCCGCAGGCGCCGTAGCGCCCTCCAGCTCCCGCCGCATGGCCCAGAAAGTCCCCACCGGATAGTCGAGCTTCCGGCCGGTCACCTTCTCCGCGAAGACGTCGATCATGCGGCGAATCCGGTCCGGCTCGATCCCGTGCTCTTCGAGGAGGGCCTTCATGAACTTCGTCGCGTGGCGCCTCTCCGCGTCGTCCAGCCCCATGAAGACCCCCCATTTGCGCGGAATCGCATCCGACAGATAGCAGGCCAAGCCCCAGGGGGTATCCGGAGCCGCATGGGGCTTCCGCCTGGCGGGGTTCTGCTTGATCGCCGGAGCGGGCTTGAGGAAGAGGGCCTGAGAGGGGTCGCATTCAGAAAGGGCCACGGAAGCCTCCAGACGTGAGGATGTCTCGGTGTCGTCAAGCTGCCCGGTGTTTTAAATCGACAACCAGACAGTCGAACAGAGTGACCCGTATGGAGCAGTGCCCCGCAGGCGACGTACTTCTATGAGACCGCGAAACGGAGTCGAAGTGGTAGCCGCAGAGTAGCCCGTTCGAGCCGTTTCCCCTTGTTTTTAAAGGGTTTTTTGTTCTGCTCTAACGGGCTAGTTTGCGCGGTAGCGCACGGATGGTATACCTACGGCAGTAGGTGTCCCAGACGAGATCTAATCTTTTTCTTAAAGCTAGATCTTAAAGATTAAGAGACTAGGGTTAAGGACAGGTCTGCCCTTTTCCGGATCGGAGAATTTCGTGGAGACGCTACGGCGGAGCGAGATCTACACGCGCGGCTAGAGGGGCATGACAGTCGGC